CGCACCAGACTTCTAATCTGGGGGTTGCGGGTTCGAGTCCCGCCAGGGGTTATAACCATAATAAATACATATATATTTATTATGATTATTATAATTATTATAATTATTATGATTATATATATAATATATTATATATTATATATATAAATTATGAAAAGAAATTATTATATATTACTAAGTTTAATAATATTATTTTTAATAATGTTAAATTATGATAATTTAACAAATTTTTTTACATTAAAAGAAGGTTTAACAGAAGAGGAGAAGAAGAAGAACAAGGAACACAATGATAAGTTGAGTAAACTGAATGATAAAATGAATAAAATAAAAAAAAGTTTATACAATAATAAAAAAGAGAATGATTCAAATGAAAAAATAAGTTATATAACTTATTTAAATAAGAACAATCGGAAAAAAAAAATAAAAAAATGGACAGAGGTATTTATTGAGTGGATAGATTTACTGTACAGCCCTTTATTAGATAAGGCAAAAGAAGAATTAAATACTCCAAATAAAACATATAAAGAACATGAAAAAGATTTTAAAAGTGGATTTGAGAAACTGTTTGGGTTTTTTATGAATTTCTATTCGCTAAATTTTATGTATGATATGGATATAAGATCAATAGTTGTAAATAAAATGAACAATGTCAACAATTTAAGTGGTGGTGATGAGGATGATGATGACGATGATGATTATGATAATATGTTAAGTGGTATAGGTGATAGTGTCGGATTCTGAAGATAATACATTATAATAATTAATAAAATAAATTAAAAAATTATTAAAAATATATTTAAGCAAAAATATAAAATGAATAATAATTTATATAATATAAGCAGTTATGAAGAAAAATTGTTAGATATAATAGATCCATATTTTTTTAATTATTTATATGAAATAAATAAACTTTTTAAACAAAAAAAATATAAATCAAAAATTGGTTCAAAAACATGTCCGGATTCAGTAAATCAAACTCTAATTTATTTTAATCCTATTAATAAAACCGAAAGATTCACATTAGAAATTCATAATAAATATTCTATGTATGTAAAAATTCCATTAAAAAATTCAAACTATTTATATAGCACATTTTTTTTTGATATTGAAGATACTTTTAATTTTTTAAAAATACATATTTAAAAATAAAATTCAAAAAAAAGAAACACTAAAACAAGTAAATAATTTAATTATATAACCTATAATATATAATTAAATAAAAATAAAAAATTTTTACACACCCTCCCCCATGCAAAGACCTAATTTTTTTAAATTTTTTATTTTTTGTCTCTCCACTATTTTTAAGAAACCACAACTTTTGCCCACAACTGAGACTTCTTCTCCTCCTCTTCGGCCTGATCTGCCCATGATTTTTTCCAAATAATCTTACCCCACTGAACCGTAGATAGGTCAGGAAGTTGACATTGTTGATTATAAATATCATCATCATCATCATCATCACAAGATAAAGAGTTAAGAAGATGAAATGCATTATTAGAAGTAGGAGTGGGACTAGGAATAGATTTGACAATATCAATATGTTTGACAAATGATTTATGTGAAGTAAAGTTAGAAAGACGAGTATTTTTACAGTAAGTGGATGTATGGCCAAAATAACCACAGTTTTTACATTTAGTATTAAGAAGATAAGGACAAGTAGTATTACGGGCAGAATCGCGAACATTATGCTTATTAAAATCGGGACGTCCAAGGTCATAACACATCTTGCAAAAGAATTGCATAGTATATATTGATGTTTATGACTAAGTTAGTATATATTTATAATAAAATAACATAATCAATTTTTTTTATATCTAACAAAATATATTAAATGAGGAATTAAACAACATCAGATACAGAAATATTTTTAGGATATTGTTGATATACATAATTATAAGGAGAATTATCATCTATATTTTTATTAAACTTAGGGTGTTTATGATGTTTATGATGTTTATGATCTTTATGATCTTTATGATCTTTATGATCTTTATGATCTTTATGATCATTGTGAATAATATTTGTAAATTTATCAATAAAATTATTTTTACGAAATTTTTTTTCATAATTAGTAAAACGTTTATTAAAGTGAAATAATTCATCATCAGTAATACCATATTTAGAATATTTTTTATTTTCAAAATTTAATATTTCTTGTAATAAAGTTCCTTGTGTAGGATCTATTTTATATTCTGTAGGTAAACAACAATCTAATGGTAATTTACATAATTTATTAGTTAATTTAACAAAACATAATGGGAAACAATCATAGATAAAAAAATTAAAACAAAATTTAGATCGAAGTTGAGAATTTAAGATTTCTTGAGTGAACATCTTATCAATCATAATATAAGCAGTTTTAAGATATATAATACTATTAATTAATTTTTTCTTAGCAAGATTAAGAATAGATATTCTATATTTACATTGAATAACAATATCAAGATTAAGTTGGTCAATTTTTAAAATAGCATTAATTAATCTTAATTGATTTTTAATATCTTTAAGAGAATTAATAGATTTAGATTTAAAATCCTTAATTTTTTTAATTAAAGTAAAAATATTAGTATTATAAATTAAAGGATAATTATATCTAATATTTCTTGGTATCAAAAAAGGATTAGTTTCTTTAATTTCAGCAATTTTTTCTTCTATAGTTTTAACTTTATATTTTAAATAAGTAAAATGCTTTTTAATTTGTTGTTGTGAATCAGTATTAGGGTCAGGACTTTTATTAGAACCGAGATCATCAAAATCATTTTTATTATAAGAATTATTATTATTATTATTATTACAATCAATATCTTTATAAAATAATAGATATTTACCAGAGAGAAATTCAGTAGATGACTGTAATTTATCATATTGATGTGCTGTAATTTTATATGCTTGTGCGGCAGCATCTAATTTAGTAAAACTAATAATTGATAAAATAAATGTAAGTAAACCATTTAAACCTGACAAAATATATTTTCCATATATATAAGATTCAATAGGAGCCTGAGCAACACTGCAAAAAGTAGTAATAAATATAGCAGGAAACATTAAAAAATATAATTTAATTGAAGTAGAATTACATGCTTCCATATAAATAATTTTTTGACCTTTTAAATAACTAGCCAATATATCTAAAGAAGAAGAATATTTTTGTGATGTATTTAAACGATAATATTTATTAATTTGTAATTTAACATCATTATATGTTAATTTACGATAAAAAATAGTATAAATATTAGAAAGATCTTTATTTTGATAATTAGAATTTCTAGAAATTAATCTAGTTTTATAATTATTATTACACTCATTATAATCATAATCAGAAACACTAGAATCGCTAGGTTCAGATAATATATGATCAATAAAATGTAAATTGTTATTATTAGTAAATTGAATATTAGATGTATCTACAAAAATTGTAGAACTAGTTAATTTTCCAGTGCAATTAACTTTAATATCAGATAAATTAATGAATGATACATCATCTGAAACTAATAAATTAATATTATTTTTATCTTTTTTTTTCATAATTAATATATATTAATATAAATATTTATATTATACTCCTGTAGAACCAAAACCAGCATTACCTCTATGTGTTTCGCCTAAATCATTGGGATTATTAACAATAATAATTTTCATAGGATATTCTAAATTAGGAGGACAAATTTGAAGTAATCTAGTTCCAAAATTAATAGTATATTCCATGAAATCATAACCCATAATATTATCAAAAACAGCCTTAATATGACCTCTATAACCAGAATCGATAATACCAACACTATTAGCAAGACGTAATGGTGTTTTTAATGGTAAACTAGAACGAGCATATAAATAATATGAAACAAATTGATTATTTTCACCAGCAACCATCATAGAAGTTTGAATTAGATGATCTAACATAAGTTTTTGAGATCCAATACTTTCTGTATCTTGTGGACAAAATAAATCAAATCCAGCATCAAAACAATAATTTTCCATAGAAGGTTGATTAGTTGTAAGAGCATTAATATAATTTTCTACAGCTAAATTATGTTTATATGCAGCATTAGTATATAACTCATGTAATTGTTTAGATTCAGAATTAATATAAATATAAAGTTTATAATATTTAACTGGAAGTAAAGAAATAGAATTATCAGAAATAGAATTATCAGAAATATGATTATTGGAAATATGATTATCAGAAATATGATTATCAGAAATATGATTATCAGAAATATCATTATCAGGAATTTGTTCTAATTGAGAAATATAATTATATAATTGATTATGAGTAGAAGATTCCATATAATATGATATAAAATTTCCCATTAAGTTAATATCATAGTAATAAATATATAAAAATATAATCAATTTAAAAAAAAATTGATAAATTTTATATTATTTTTTAATATGAATAAAAATAATATAATAATGATGCTAAGCAATACAGATATGCGTTATATAATGCAAGCAGCAAATGAAGCATATAAATCACCTGTATTAATGAGACATGGTTCAGTAGCAGTTGCAAATGGAAAAATAAGAGGTCGTGGATATAATCATTACAGAAGTTATTCAAAAGATAATTTTATTAATAATAGTTGTACATGTCATGCTGAAATAGCTTGTTTGCGAAATATGTTTTATTCAAGTGGCGTGAATACATATGGAAAATCAGGTAATAACATAAAAGGGATGTATGCCATGTAAAAAAAATAAAGAACTAAATGAAATGAAAAAACTTTATAAGAAAACAACCTTATATATAGTAAGATGTGATAAAAATGATAAATTACAAGATTCAGCACCATGTCATAAATGTTTATCAACAATTATAGAACTAGATATAAAAAGAATTGTATTTAGTTCAAGTGATAATTTATTTATAAGTTGTAATCCAAAAGAGTTAAATATAACACATATAAGTTCAGGAAATAGACATTTAAAATATAATCAAGAAAATAATAAAGAAAATAATAAAGAAAATAATAAAAAAATAATAAAATAAAAATTAACAAGCAATAACTCTAGCATCAGGAGGATTATAATTACAACCTTTTTTAACTTTATCATTAATATAGAAATCATAACCAATAGTATATCCAAGTATTTTATTCATATCTTTAGTAATATTACATTTTTGTGCTTGTTTAGAACAAGTATTAGAAGTAGAATTAGCATTAGCATTAGCAAGATCAATTAAATATGTAGATCTATCTATACTACACTGATTTTTTTTAATATTAAGATATTGAGATTGTGATTTTTCATATAGATTATGTTTATTTAACATAGTTTGACCAGCATAGATAAGATAAGTTTGAAAAGAATTAACCATATTAGATTTAATACCATTATTAACATCAGAATTAACTATTCTAGTCCCTCTTAATCCGCTATAATTTTTAACACTGGATTTATGTGATGTATGATTAAGTTTACAATGATTATATGAAAGAGAATTATTAGTATTACCTATATAGGTGTGATTAGATGAACCATTAATAGAAAAATTTCCACTAGAATTATTTAATTTTTTAGAATATTTAGTAGCCGCTTTTCTTGCTAATGTTGATCCAGAACCACTATTAACATTAACTGGTTTAGCACCAGTAAGAAAACAATTATAATTTTTGCAATATGCATCAGATGTATAAGTATATCGCCACATTAATATATATAATATAATATTTAAAATAAAATTGATGAAAATAAGTAAAATTAAATATTTATATATATAAAAATTAATATATATATATAAAAATATGAATTATTATGTAGCACCTCATCTACGAAATAAAAATTTAGAGGTACAAAATAAGAATTTACATGACAAAATTGATTTTCCAACACTTGGAAATTTAAAATTAAATTTAAATAATAAAAATGAAGAAAAAAGTTTTGCTGAAATTTTAAATAAAAATAAAAATGATGAAACACAAAATGTATCAGATAAAATAAAAGAAGGATGGAGTATTATAACAGTAAATAAAAATAAAATTATAATTAAAGATTCAGATAAAACAATAGAACATAAAAAACAGTTAGAAAATACAAAAAAATTAAGAGAAAATAGAACATATTTTAAAAATCTAGATAAAATGATAGATAATTGGAATAACTTTAGAGATAATGAGAATGATTTACGAGGAGATTTATCACCTTATATAAACTATATAAATGATATTGAAAATATGAAATTAGAAAATTTAAAAATCGAAAAAGAAATAGAAGAACTAGAAGAATATAATAGACAATTATTATTAAATAATGAATCAGATGATGACGAATCAAACAGACATTTAATTTATTAATTATAAATAAGTTAAGTATATTATTATATAAAATTATTTTTTATATAATAATGATTAATGAAACAATAAATGATTTAATAAAAGATTTAAATGATATAGAATATAATGTAAAAAATAATATAAGTAAAATAAATATAATAATTATTAAAATAAATAATAATGAAATAGAAAATATTATTAAAAAAAATCAGAGAATAAATAATAATATTATTAATAAAGAATTAATAAATAAAATAATTAAAAAAGTAGAATATTTATATTGTGAAAATGAATATAAAATAAAATATTTATTAAATTTTGAAATAAATAAAAATATACATGAATTAGAAAATATAAAAAATATAAAAATTAATGAAAATTATAAACTAAATATTTTAAAACAAATAGAAAATATAAAATACGATAATTCAACGTTTACTAATATAAATTCTTTAATAATTATTTTAAATAAATTAGAAAAAGTGCATTATATTAAAAGAAAAGAAAAAAAACATAATTCAACAAAAAAAAATAAATAATATAAAAATAATGTTATTTATTAATAATAGATAAATGTCAATAAATAATGATAATGATAATAGTAATAATGATAATAATAATAATGATAATAGTAATAATTTAATTATAAATAATGAAAATAATGAAAATAATGAAAATAATGAAAATAATGAAAATAATGAAAATAATGAAAATAATGAAA